GTAGGCTCTTCGCCTACGCCCCCCTCCTTTTAACTCTATGCAGTCTTTTGCATAGTGCTTCAAGTACAGTTCGTATTTGTTGACTCCTTCCTTTTCTGAATCTCCCTTGATTCACCCACTACTAACTACACACCCCATTCGTGTTTGTCTTTTGTCTACACAACTCAACACACACATCCAATGTTTAATTTGGAGCGCCTCACGTTCCTTAGCTCATCTTACACATTTTTGATGTCACATAGTTACACACTAGATACTCTACGATCTGTTATACTATTGGTACGTATAACTTGAAATACCCTTCACTGATTTGTCACTCAGTGATTATAAGATCGAGATGATTTGAAACCATTTCTCGTTGTTAAGAACTTTGGTTGGTTCTTAGCTCCTAGAATTGGCGGAATTCGTTTAGATCGTCATATATGTTCTTACCTTATTGAGATAGGGCCTTGACAACCTCCGTGAAATACCGGGCGTAAGATAGAACATATTGCCAAATAGGGAAGTCCTAGACCTTGGGAACAACTTCTCTCCCCTATATACACATTGCACTAACTAGCGGTCAGGATTGCTAGACTAGAGTCTATGCGTTCTGCGTTTAGTAGGAAATGAACACCTACTGGCCGTGATGTTTTAATGTAAGTGATATATAGCCTGAGAAGCCCTGTCGACAGAGGTGACCCTTGCGGTGTTCATGATACCATGTCTTCCCCCTCCGCAAACCAAACCCCACGGACTTTCGACTCAGCCTGCATCTCAAACCTCGCCGGACACTCTTGTGATACCAACGATTTCGATCCCACATCAGAGAAACCCTTGCCTGATTACCACGACAACATACGCCGTGCTACCACCTGGGGATGGCTCCAACACCCTGAGCCCACCGCTTTCTATGGATGGCGTAACCCCCCCCCAGTTGCAACACCAATGTATGATCTCCCCGGAAACAGACCAGATGAACAACAGCTAACTCTTGAAGACTTAGATACATATAGATACCACGACTCCTCCTTTAAATTTGTATCCCGTATGGACACACCACCTAACTATTCAGTACTCCGCCGTGACGTTCCTCCCTCTTTCTTTGAACGTGAACCATACACACAAGATCAACTCCCCGGCATCCTCGCAGTAGATCCCCTATACATGCTCAACAGGAATCTTTGCTCCCGCGAGACTTGTTGTTGCATGGGTTTTATGAACACACTCATCCTCAATGAGTTCGATTTCCACCCTTCATTTCCCTCCATGAGCGTATACTGCCAAGTGTATCGCCTTTGTCATTGTGACGCACCCTTCGCTATCTTCGTCCTCTCATCGCTCCCTCCAGGATCCCTACCCGGCCGAAGCTCACTTAGGCTCTTCATAAAACACATGCGCAAATGGGTCAATCGCCACCCTAAGCGATGGACCTATTTGACTACACACCTCTTCCCACGTTGGTTCAGAGATGGCCCTCAGCCCTCTGAACGAGAGAAAATGAATGTATGTGTGGACCCCGAACTCTACAGATGGTACAATCCTCCAGACGTAGAACCCTTTTACCTCCCCCGCTGGTTCCAACCAGAATTCAAAGGACTCCGACCCGTCCTACCACCACCGCGTTGGATGATCTATCGCAATGATGAGGAGCCTTTGCCCCTCACTCATGACGATGGGTTTGACGAAGCTATGGACGTAGATGAGCCCGATGAAGCCCAGGTAAAATGGGATGTCACACTCAAACACGACTTTTCAGACATCTACAATCGCATCGAAGCTTATTTAGGTACATGTAACTTCCTCCCACACGTTTCAGCCTTCATGAGCGTTCTTCTAGCTCGACTCTTTGCTTACACAGTTGGAAACACACCTTTCAACATCTCAAACATTCTCGCAGATATAGTCACTTTTGCATCACTTCTTAACTTAGGACAACATATTCTTTCTTCTATCAAAGATATTGTACTCAACTTCGTGAACACATGCATGCCTGACATCCCACAAGTTTCGTTTGCAGACTTAGGAAACATCGGAGAACACTTCACACTAGAGAAAATCATAGAACATCTCTCCACTTCCACTACCATTTTCAACACATTTGTAGGGGGCATCTTTACTATCGTGGCCTTGATTTTCACCAAGAAATCACCATCCACCACGGATGTTGGTTCCTTTGTGAATAACCTCGGACTACTGGGTAAAGGTGCTCAAGGCATTGGTTATCTCATTGACCTTGTCTCTCGAGCTTGCACTTTCGCTGTTGAGTGGTGCCGTGAGAAAATCACCGGCATCCCCAGCAGCGTTAGGGTAAGTTCGGCCTACGCTAATGACGTTGAACAATGGTATTTGGACACACAAGCACTCGCAACACTAGACACATCAGACAGACTTAAGTTTGATTCGGAACTCTGCACTAAGGTCGCTGCCCTTGTTCAACAAGGATTGCGAATCCAGTCAGATTACCACAAACTTAAGGCTCCCGCATATATATTAGCCGCATTTACACCTCATTTCCTGACCTTGAACCGTTACTGGGAGAGAGCACAGGCGTCTGGTGCAATGCAAAAGCATTCGCGACAGGAACCCCTTGTGATCTCTCTTAGCGGCGCTTCGGGTGTCGGGAAATCCACCGTCATGCTGCCTTTATGTATACAATTGTTGAAAGCTGAGTTTACACCTGAACAACTCGCCGACGACAAGTATTTAAAGGAAATATACGTTAGGAGACCCGAAAACGACTTCTGGGACGGTTACTCAGGACAGCACATCTGTATGTACGATGACTTCGGACAAACAGTTGACACATCTGCCAAGCCAAACCTAGAATTCATTGAGATTATCCGCACACAAAACATCATGGAGTATCCACTACATGCTGCAACACTTGAGGAGAAGGGAAAGCTCAAGTTCACCTCTAAGGTGGTCTTGACCTCTACTAACTCTGAAGTTTTCAACATCGCTTCACTTACACATCCTGCCGCTTTCTACAGACGATTTGGTATTGCTGCTCGCGTTACTGTAGCACCTCAGTTCGCCACTAATGGTCGCCTGGACACAACCAAAGTCCGCACCATTACTGGTAATGCCTATAGCACCGACCCTTACCTTTTCACCACATACGACCCAGCCAATCACACAAAGGTTTTCGCTAAGGATCTCAACTTTGCTGACTTTGTCACGCTTTGTCGGGATCGTTATGTGGAAGCTCAACAGAAACACACCGCACACGACGCCTTCCTTAAGTTACATCTCGCCAACGAACCTGCACCAGTTGTACCAACAGCACCACCACTGCCACCAGCTGCACCACAACCATCAACATCCAAAGCACCGCTGCTAGCTACACCACAGACGCAACCAGACAACTCACAAGTTTGGGTAAAAGTCGATCTCACCTCGATTGCTCGAGCAACTTGCTCGGCAGCCCTGGAGAAGGTTTACCACACTACCAAACTAGACAAACTCATACGCGCCTATCGCAACTACAACACAGCTCCGGTTCCACATTGGGCAGTTGTCTACCAGACTCTGCGCTCCGTGGATCCTCTACCTGCAAACACATTCAGTACACGCGCTCGTTGGTGTGCGAATACTATCCTTACTCCAACTGCATTCAACATGGACGCCGCACCCATCGCTTTCACGCCTGCAGAGGAGACACTGTTTGTTGATGAGATTATCACTTGTTTTAAACTCAGCAACACCTTTGAATCTTTCGTTGACGGGTTGGCCGCTTTCACGGGACGCAACCGCCACTTCATAAACCACTTAGGACGCCTTGACATCACCATGCCACTACACATACGACTCCGTGAGACCTGGGCCTCTACTAAGGTCCAGCTCGCGGAGTGGTTCCAGACGCTCATGGATAAATCCATTGAGTGGATTCAACATCCACTCTTTGGAATTATCGCACCCATCGCTTTCATAGGTACATTCTATTACTCGCTTTATAGATTAGTTCAACCTACAAACACTGTCATGGATTGTATTACACTACCAGGATGTCAGATTTACAATTACTCATCAGCTGTCTGGGATCTTCCCGATTCCATGGTAGCCTCGACTAATGTAAAGCTGACACCCTGTACCCGCCCTTGCATCTGCCAATCACAAACAGGACGTTCATTAGTGGAACTCGCACAAGTCGCAAACAAAGCCAAAGCACCATCCATCTACACACTCGCCAACACTTTCATGGAGTTGTATGAGGAGCAGGAATTCGAAGCCGGTCGACCTCTCAACACAGAAGGCCGCTCAAACGACTCGCAGACTCGACACCGCCAAGCACATCGCACAGAAGGACGTTCAAACGATTCACAAACGCGTTCACGACAGACCTTCAAGACAGAAGGACGCCCAGACCGATATCTCATATACGACACCACTACACACCGCCTTGCAGACAGCGCGGGGGTCATTACATCCCCCCGCGACCTACAGACAGGAGTAACTCAGGATACTATCAAGTACAAGTACAAGCGTGACACCTACCTGTTGTCCTCTTTCCAGGAATCACCTATCTGGATAGAGGTCAACGGGTTGATGTATCGCTTCCCTACAGTTGAACACGCCTATCAAGCACTTAAAACGCCGCAACACGCTACACTCACAACCTATGAAGCTCACTCGGACCCTTACCTTGCCAAGAAGGTGGGGGCCCGAGCTGTGCCTCACCAGGACCGCACTCACATTATGTACATGCTACTCGCTATGCGCAACACCGACCCGTTCTATGCTGCCATGCTCCAGAACTCGTCTCCTAAGTACTTACAACACGAAGGAGACGCTTTCTGGGGTGATGAAGGTCAGAACACCCACGGGAAAATACTCATGCACATCCGCGATCAGGTGCCCGATACCACCGAAGGTACCTACGACACTAGCGCATCTGACGTCATTGACAAGATCGTGGCCAAATCTATTTACCACGTTTACGTTAACGGCGTCTCTGCCATGAGTTGTACCATGATCAAAGGACGTGTGGGTATTCTCCCCAGTCACATTGCACAAGTCATACAACCGACTGACGCCATCCGCATTGCTTCGCCATACGGATGCTCAGAAGGTTACACTTTCCCATACTCTGCCATCAAAATTCACGCCTGGCCTGACCAAGAACGACCAAAGGACTTAGTCCTCTGGGAGTTCCCAACTCAGGTCCACACGCACATCGACTTGACAAAATACTTGATACATGCCGAACAGATAGGAACATTTACAAACGCTACAGGATCTCTCGCACCACTACGAGTCTCTCCTCATGTGGGGCTTCACGCTGTGCAGCTATGTGCTACACGCGTTGAGGCCTCGGATGGGGTGAGACACAGTGTGTGTGGGAAACAGTCTTTCTACACCCGCCAGTACTATGCCTATGAGCTTCCAACAGAGCCCGGAGATTGTGGGGCTCCACTGGTTTTGCGCAAACTTTCTTTACCGCGCAAGCTAGTGGGATTCCACATCTCCGGTGTCCCTGGGAAGAACATCGGTATATCTGCTTCTTACACTTTTGAGGACTGGACACTACACTCTAAAGCTATCACCACAACTAACGCTATTTCGCTCATCGCTGAACTAGAATCGCAGCCTCTTGTTGGTCAGATCAAGCCGGAGGGAGATTTCTATCCTATTGGAAAGTTCTCCTCCCCGCTTGCTATGCCCACCAAGAGCGCGATTCGTCCAACACCGCTACAGCCTTACTATGCCACACCTACTACGATGCCCGCCGCACTACGACCTCTGAAGCTGCAGGGGGAGCTGGTTGATCCAGCTCTCCTTGCAGCCAAGAAAAGTGGTGTGGTGTGTCCTTACATAGACACTACAGACTTGCAAGAAGCCCTTCACAACGTGTTGGACCTACACCGGACTCAGGACGCTCCTCGGAGAGTTCTGACAATGGCGCAGGCGATAACAGGTTTTGAAGGTGACACTTACAGAACGCCCATGAACAGGAAATCAAGCGCAGGGTTTCCGTGGAATCGTGAGCCGGGAGTTTGTGGCAAGCGCAAGTGGCTGGGAGTAGGTGATAACTATATCACTGACCACCCAGCCCTTGCTCTTGCCGTAACCACTCGGATCGCTAACGCCACAAAAGCCATACGCACATCAACATATTGGACAGACACGCTTAAAGACGAACGCCGCCCAATTGAGAAAGTCGCTGCTGGAAAGACTCGTCTTTTCGCCAACGGCCCTCTCGATTACAACATCGCTTTCAGAATGTACTTCCTAGACTTCATCGCACATTGCTACGCAGGACGCTTTGCGAATGAGATGGCGGTGGGGGTTAATCCACACTCTTCAGAGTGGACTCTCCTCTACCATCATCTCACCCGCAAGGGTAACGCTGTCATAGCTGGGGATTTCTCCAACTTTGACGGCACACTCAACGCTCAGATTCTCATTGGAATTTGCGACCTCATCAATGAGTGGTACGACGATGGCGTAACCAACGCCATCATCCGCCGCACATTGTTTGAGGAAATCGTAAACTCCATACACGTCATGCGAGACACAGTTTACATGTGCACGCATTCACAACCTAGTGGCAATCCAGCCACCGTGGTTTTGAACTGCCTATACAACTCTGTAATACTGCGTCTCTGCTGGCGCCATATTTTCCGCGACACCTCACTACACTCCATGTATCACTTTGGGAGACTTGTTTCCCTAGTGTCATATGGAGATGACAACGTACTCAACATTCACTCATCTGTTTCCGACTACTTTAATCAGACCACCATCACAGAGGCCATGAACGTATACGGAATGAACTACACTGACGAATCCAAAACTGGGAACTCAGCAGCCTGCCGCACCATCTCGGAGGTCTCTTTTCTGAAGAGATCCTTTGTGATGGACGGTGGGTACTGCTGGGCTCCGCTCGAGGCTTCAGTGCTTCATGAGTCTGTACTTTGGTGCAAGACTGATGAAGACCTGGAGATACCAGAGCTAGTCAAACAGACCGTGGAGATGATGGTCCAGGAATGGGCGCATTATCCTCGCGATAGGTTTGACATGGAGGTTAAAGGCCTTCAGGATGCAGTTCGCACCTGTGTGCCGGGTCTGGTGATGAGTTGGCCGAGTTGGCGGGAGCTTCGCTCCTCCATCCACGGCCTTCGCATCACCGACTTTGCATACGGTGAGAAGTTGTAGTGAGCTAACCCCTCACCGTCTTGCCAGACGTTAACAAAACCCCGAGAACTCGAAATCCTCGGGGGGTACACTATCACGCAACGCTAACTCTCTTGATGCCCGTCGGAGTAAGGACGCGCGTTGGTAATAGTGAGCAGGTTCGGACGATGAACTTCGGTTCTAGCCAGCAGTAAAGGGATCTCTACGCATAGGAGAAGGAATACGTACTCCTCCATGCGCAAATTCGCTTGCTGTTCCCATGGGCTGTCACCCCATGCTGCAATATCTACACCAGCGCGCTGTTCCTAAAACGGCACTGCTATTACAAGAGAGAGGCACGCACTACGATACAATGTCTAACTCTAACACTCAAGAAACCGAACAGATTACCACTTTCAACGATGACGTCACAGTAATTTCAACGACCTACGACCATGTTGTGCCCACGACCTCAAAGCCGGGAGCGTACGCCCATGACCACGATGAATCTCGTATTCATACAGTCATGGACGTGCTTTCCCGACCACAAGTCGTGGCGCGCTTCACAGTCACACCGACCGCCACTGAACCATCATTCACTTCTGATGTACCTCTTCTTCATGAGAGTACATATCCTTCCGCTTTCTTTTCTTCTTCGGCCGACGTGGTGAGGAAACTCACTGGTTTCTCGTATCTGCGAGCAACTGTGTGCTTTCGCCTCATCGTTTCGGCCTCTCCTTTCCATTCTGGAATATTCTGGTTCTTTTCAGACTATTTCAGGACTGCTCTCCGTACTGCGGACCACACTCGAGTTAGTGCGCATATGGCTGCAATTACGTGCCTGAATGGTGTTGAATTCAATATCAACACTATGTCAGCTGCGGAGTTGCGAGTACCCTATGTCTCACCTTACTCAGCGTGGAACCTCATTACGCCTAAATTCGACACGATCACTGCCTCCATGGTGGCGCTCTCTCCCACGTTTGGACCGGGTGATCTAGGGTTTACATTGTACTCGTGGCTGGAGGACATCACTGTCTCTATTCCAACCTCGGTTCCAATGTCAAACTCATGGATCTCCTCGGCCATGCGTGCGAAGACGCGCTTCACGGGCATGACTCGTAGCGAACTTCTCACTCTTATTGATGATGCAGAAGCACATGGGCTTCTTGAAGCGCAGGTGGGAGAGGCTGCCGCAGTAAATCGCGACATCTCTAACGCTGCCTACAAGGTTGCCGGTGTGGTAAACATCTTCAATAAAATACCTATTCTTTCTTCTTTCTTGACCCCAGTAAAATGGTTCACTGATGCCTTTGCCAATGCTGCTTACTACCTTGGGTATGCAAAACCGACTACAACCGGTGCTACCAAGGAAGTAATGACGCGACCAGGTATCCACATGAGCCACGCTCTGGGACAAGATAACTCTATCTCTCTTTCGACCAGTCCGGCTAATCAGGTAGCTCATGCCGCCAATCTCTTTCCAACAGAGCTTGACGAGATGAGCTACAACTTTTTAGCCACCAAGAAGCCTTTGCTGCGGATCAAACCGTGGTTAAAGGCAGACCTAGCCGACCATACTATTGATACTGGCCTCCTCAATCCTTATCAGTTTGCAAATACTGGTGGGGGTGCACTCTTTTGCGCACCTTTCACCTATCTTGCACTCCAGCATAAGTATTGGCGAGGAAACTTCGATTTTAGATTTAAGGTAGCCAAGACAGCTTTCCATTCGGGGAAGCTACAATTCTACTTCACACCATCATCGAATTCACAGACATTATCAATAAATTCACATTACAACATCATATGGGACCTGAAGGATTCAGATACTCTGGAGATTTCTATCCCATATACTGCCAACAGGGAATTTCTACTCACAGTAGATAATCCCACACTACCATCTTCATATTTTGGAACATGGGGACTGCGCGTTCATACCCCGCTTGTTGCTCCGGAGACGGTTGCTCAGACTATTCACGTTCTTACGTTCGTGAGCATGTCTGACTCCATCTTTGCAGTGCCTTGCTTCAGGTATATCGCCCAGCGCCCAATCACATCACTCACTGTCCAGTCAACTCCTGACGTAGCGCAAGTGGGCATGCTGGATAAAGATGACCCGTGCACTACGCGCGATGACTCTGATTGCCACTGCCCTATGCTCTTCGACAAGAAGACTGGATCACTCCAACCTACGGTCGTGTGCATTGGTGAACACGTGTGTTCACTCCGTGCCATGACTCGTAGATCAGTACCCGACATGAGCTTCAGTGTTCTCAACACTCAAGCTTATCGTTATTCACCTCATTACTTTTCGCCACGCAACAGATTAGACTTACTCGCACAAATTTCTTCACTTTACAGATTTCAACGCGGGAGCATCAGGCACAAGTTCTTTGCTATGACATTGACTGGCGCTGGGTTACCCTACGGTACATTCTACGTTCAACGGTATCAGCCCAGTATGGATGTCTTTGACTTCCAACCTGCGCCGATAAACGGAATGGGAGTGTCCGTGGATTCACCCTGCGCCATGCAGTGCATGGCATCTAACCATGTGCTTGAGGTTTCTTATCCATTCGCTCAAGCTACACCCTTCCTCATTAACGGCTTACCTGTTAATGGGGAGGAACCTAACACCTACGTCTTTGGTTCCACGGCCGCGTGCAAGTTTACCTGCTGTACCTCAGCAGGAGACGACCACACGTTCGCTGGATTCCAGGGAATACCACCGATGGTTTATCAGAACGCCAACCTTGTGGTTTCGACAGCAACTCGAGCCATGAGTACGGTTACTACTAACCCATCTTAGATCACAACACCTATACCATCACTATCTAGTATTAACATATTTTCAGTTTAGATTAAATGTTTGCTATTTGGGTGACCCCCTTCTTGTACGGAGGAATCAGGGAACCCCAAGAGCATAGTTTTGTTTCGAACACGTACAGCTGGGCTTCAAAAGCCACCCAGCC